AATCCGGCGTTGAGACGACCATGGCGCATTTCGTGCCAGCCGAGATTAAATAGAACCCGTGCGTCATCTTGGGGTTGATCCCGCAAGATAGATTCACTGATATCTGGATGACCGTTGATGGCGGCGGCGAGAGCGATATCCAATGGATGATTCACTGTAATGCTCCGCTTGCTACTCCGTATATCTGACCTAATTTTGTTTTATTCCAAGTTGTAAGGACGCCGATTTGCACTGGACTGCTTCTGTTGGTTATCGTGCCATCCCCCAGTTCCCCGCTTGAGTTCAAGCCCCAAGCCCACAAGGTTCCGTCCGTTTTAACTGCTATGGTTTGATTAGAGCCACCTTCTATAAGTGCCCAGTTTGTAAGGGCGCCAATTTGAACCGGACTTGATTTAGTTACGATAGTGCCATCCCCCAGTTCCCCGCTTGAGTTCGAACCCCAGGCCCAAAGCGTCCCGTTTGTTTTGATTGCAAAGGAAGCTGCGGCTCCTACCCCAATTGTCGCCCAATCTGTTCCTGTTCCGATTTGTACCGGACTTGATTTATTTACAGTAGTACCATCCCCGAGTGTCCCGAGTGCATTACTCCCCCACGCCCAAAGCGTTCCGTTTGTTTTTCTTGCAAGAACATGGTTAGCTCCAGAAACAATTTGAGCCCAAGTTGTTAGTGCCCCAATTTGGATTGGGCTACTTTTATTGACGGTAGTGCCGTCTCCAAGTTGTCCGAGACCGTTCCAACCCCAAGCCCAAATTGTCCCGTCTGTTTTTCTTGCAACGCTATAATTACCGCCCCCACTTACCGACGCCCATGTTGTCAAAGCACCAATCTGCACTGGACTACTTTTGTTGACGGTAGTGCCGTCACCTAATTTCCCGAGTGTGTTACCCCCCCACGCCCATAGTGTCCCGTCTGTTTTGACTGCAAGAGCATGGTTAGACCCCGCTGCAACAGACGACCAATTAGTTAACGCACCTATTTGGACAGGAGATGTTTTGATAGCAAGGGTTCCATCCCCCAATTGCCCCGCACTATTTGAACCCCATGCCCAAAGAGCGCCTACGGATGAAACACCTACGGAAAAATCAGTACCAATGGAAACAGCATTCCAGAAATTTCCAGACCCAATCTGGATAGGTGAAGAATTTATACCAAGCCCTGTTCCTGTGCTACCATCAACAGTGTCAGACCCCCACGCCCAAAGGGCGCCAGACCGTATAGAGAATCCCCTATACGTATTTGCGGCTACCAAACTCCAACTAGTTAACGAACCTACTTGAACAGGGCTAGATTTATTTACAAAAGTGCCGTCACCAAGTTCGAGAGAGGTATTGACTCCCCATGACCACAGAGTTCCATCCGACCTAGATGCTACTGTATGGCTCACCCCACAATCCACGTACGCCCATGTTGTGAGCGCCCCGATTTGCACGGGGCTACTATAACTAGTAGCAACTCCAGTACCTAGTTGCCCGGACCCACCCGCACCCCACCCCCAAAGTGTACCGTTTGTTTTTAGAGCAATCGAGTGGTTGTCGCCTAGAGTTATTTTAGACCAGTTTGTAAGGGCGCCAATTTGAACTGGGCTACTTTTGTTGACGGTAGTGCCATCACCTAGTTTACCTAAAGTGTTACTACCCCAACCCCAAAGTGTCCCATCAGTCTTAACGGCCATTGTCCAGTTTTGGCCCGCAGCAACATACGCCCAATTTGTCAAAGCCCCAATTTGGATTGGACTGCTTTTTGCGATCGTAGTTCCATCACCCAGTTGCCCTACGCTGTTTACTCCCCAAGTCCACAGAGTGCCGTTTGTTTTAACCGCCGCAGAAAATGCCCCTGACTTACTAGCGGCAACTTGGGACCAATTTGTAAGAGCGCCAACTTGCACAGGACTGCTACGGCTGGTGGTATCCCCTAAACCCAACCTACCTGAACCGTTATCACCCCATGCCCACAAAGTGCCATTTGTCTTGATTGCTAGACTGTGGGTGGAACCAGCACTCACCGACGCCCAATCCGTCAAAGTCCCGATCTGAATTGGACTGCTTTTTGATACTGTTGTGCCGTCACCTAACCTTCCGTTTGATCCGCTCCCCCATGCCCAAAGTGTCCCGTCTGTTTTTAGAGCAAGAGTATGTGAGCCTCCTGCCGAAATAGAGGACCAATCAGTTAAACTACCTACTTGAGTGGCGTATCCTAATGACGCCGGTATGCCGGAACCTAACTCGCCGTATCCATTATACCCCCAAGCATAAAATGTTGAGCCACTTAAAGGTGCCGCTGCTGTTGTGCCAAGATTAGAGAATCGACTTAACAAACTCATCGCACGATCTTCCCATAGACCGTCGTGCCCCCATCACGAGTCCAAAGGAACACCCAATCCGTCCCTGTAGATTGCAACGTCACGCCGTTGCTCGCAAACGTCGTCGTCGTCGTGCCGTCGCTCTTAATCCAATTGACAGTGGGCCAAGTGATTGTAGCGGCACCTAAATTTATACCTTCAATCAATAACTCGCCTAGCACGCCGGATGCAGGCCAATTCGATATAGTAAGTGACACTGTTCCTGTCGGCGCCCAACGCTGATGACTACCATTAGTATAATCAAGTGCGGAAGTTGTTCCGCTATTAAAATATTGGATAGACTGACTTTTTAATGTTTTTGAAGTCAGAGTTTGAGCGTCTGTCGTGCCTACTATTGTGCCGCTCGGTCCCGCCATCGTCGCAGCAGTTCCTAGGCCAAGGGTGGCGCGAGTAGCCGACGCATCCGTATCATCAATTATACTACGACCAAAGCTCGTCAAAGTTGCTAGGGCCGCAGTCCCGGAGCCCGTAAAATAAGGAACACGGTCTGCCACTGAAACTAGGCCAGCAATGGCGGCTAGTTCAGCGTCGTATCCTTGCACATCTATGCCGATTGCGAGGCCGAGATTACTGCGGGCTGCGGTGGTAGTCGATGCTCCGGTGCCGCCCTGAAGAACAGAAAGGGCAGTAGTCAAACCAGAAAGAGAAGTGATATCGCTGTTTGCACCAGAAGCCGCCGCACCGAGATTGCTACGTGCGCCCGATGCAGTCGAAGCACCTGTGCCGCCATATCCAACCGCGACAACAGAACCTTGCCACGTCCCTGTTGCTACGCTACCGAGGGTAACGATAGAGGTAGCGCCACTATACCCCGACAGAACAAAAGTCTGTATCTGAGTGGCGGTTGCCTTGCGGCTTACAAGCGTTCCGCTGCCTTGGCTAACCTCGAAAATGTCACCAGAAACGAGGGCTGAGGCGGCGGTCAAATCAGATATTTTGACGTTCGCCACGGCGACAAACTCCTAATGACATTAGAATCTAGCGGCTATCCTATACTTTCAAAGGCTTCATTTGCAACGCTTCAAACAAGAAAAGGGGCGCCAAGAGGTCCGCACTCTTGGCGCCACTTATCAAAATCAGGTGACGGTAAAGGTGAAGATGCCAGCGGCGTTCCACACAACCTTGAAGTCAGTCCCATCGCCTGCGGACTGTGAGCCGTCGAAGTCAATAAAGGCAAGCGGTGGGTCATTGGCGTCAGTATCGTCATAGATGATACCATAGGAGGCGGTGATGGCACCCCCGGAGGCGGTCCAAACCACATCGTCGGCGTCAAACTTGGCGTCGTTTGTGGTCTCGGTCGTCACCGCCACGTTGGTAAGTGTCTGCCCACCAGTCGTATATCCGGTGCTGGTAGAGGCTTCCGTACCGGATACGCTCGCAAGCGTGGTCGCCGTGGCATCAAAGGTGGCTGCGCTGTAGAGCTTCAACTTGTAGGTATCGCCTACCGCGTTTTCGCCGGAAGCAAAACGCTTTGCGGTGTGATTGAAAACTGAAATAGTTACGGCCATTGGATTGAACTCCTGAGCGGAAGCGGGGCATATTGTTTTCACCTACCATGTTAAGAGGTCAAAAGACAATATCTTGGCGCTTGCCACGGCGCCTGACCCGTGCTATCGACGCCTTTCCACTCCATTTTGAAAAGGCCGAGCAAGGTATGCACGCCGAAACCAAAGTCATCCGGCTTCTCCTGGCCGCAGTCCTCATGGAAGCGGATGGCAACAACGTAAAGAACATGCTTGCCTATCTTGAACGCCAGCGGCCATCCGGCTCTTGTGGCGACGGCAACTTCGATCGAAACCAAATCGCCTTGGAAAATGAGATGATCGACAAGGCAATCCTGTGCGTAAAGTATCCGACCATGCTGACTGTTGACTGAAGCGAGGACGCCATGACCAATCTCTCCACCCCCTCCCTCGGCTACAAGCCGTTCCGCTATCCTTGGGCATATGACGCTTGGCTTCAGCAGCAGCGCATCCATTGGCTTCCCGAAGAAGTCCCCCTCGCGGATGACGTGAAGGATTGGCAGAAGAACCTGACGCCAAGCGAGAAGAACCTTCTGACGCAGATTTTCCGCTTCTTCACGCAGGCTGATGCGTCCGTGGCGGATAATTACGTCCACAACTATCTGCCGATCTTCAAGCCAACCGAAGTCGTGATGATGCTGACTTCGTTTGCGGATAGCGAATCCGTCCATATTGCCAGCTATTCGCATCTACTCGATACGGTTGGGATGCCTGAGTCTGAGTATATTACTTTCATGCAGATCAAGGAGATGCGTGACAAGTATGACTACTTCAGCAAATTCTCAGTCGATAATCCGCGTGAAGTCGCCAAGACTCTTGCCGCGTTTGGCGCCTTTACTGAAGGGCTTCAGCTTTTCGCCTCTTTCGCCATGCTGCTCAACTTCCCTCGCTTTGGCAAGATGAAGGGTATGGGACAGATTATTGCGTGGAGCGTGCGCGACGAGACACTTCATTGCGAAAATATCATCCGGCTTTTCCATACCTACTGCGAGGAAAACCCTGGACTGTCCGACGCATCCTTGCAGGCAGAAATCTACGAAATCTGCAAGATGATCGTGGAACACGAGGATGCGTTTATTGACTTGGCGTTCGCCCTTGGCCCTGTGAAGGGTATGACGGCGGAGGAAATCAAGCAGTATATCCGCTTCATCGCGGACAGGCGACTTCTCCAGTTGCACCTTCGTCCCTTGTATGGCGTAAAGGTCAATCCGATTCCTTGGCTTGACGACATGCTCAATGCGCCGGAGCATACCAACTTCTTCGAGAATCGTTCTACCGAGTATAGCAAGGCCGCTACCAAGGGTGATTGGGGTGATGCGTTTTGAACATCGTCGGTATCGACCCTGGCCTTAGCGGCGCTATCGCCACAATCACTCCGGGCGGTCTCATCGTAGAGGACATGCCAACCGTAGAGATCGTGGTAAACGGCAAGAAGCGCAGGAGTGTCCCTCCTGCGTTACTTGTCGAAATCCTCAAGAACAGCAACCCGGATAAGGTCATTCTCGAACAGGTCGGCGTACGACCGGGCGAAGGCGCTGTAGGCGCTTTCTCTTTTGGGCGCGGCTTCGGACAGATTGAGGGTATCTTGGCGGCACTTAACTTCCCCACTATTCTTGTGCATCCCGCGACATGGAAGCGTAAGATGAGTATCCCAGCCGACAAAGGCGGCGCACGCATGAAGGCTATGGCGTTGTTCCCCAAGAACGCTGAGTTGTTCAAGCGTGTCAAGGATGATGGGCGGGCAGAGAGTGCGTTGTTGGCGTATTACGGACTGAGCCATGCCTGATTGGCAAAACGGCCTTCTCCCCTACCAGATTGAAGGCGTCACATTCCTTATCAACAAAAAGACCGACAACGCCAACGCCGGTCTTTTTGACGATATGGGGCTTGGCAAGACGGCGCAGGCGATCAGGGCGGCGGACGCACTCAACCTGCGCCGCATCCTAGTCGTCTGTCCTGCCGTGGCACGCATCAACTGGCAGCGCGAAGTCCTTAACTGGCAAACCATCAAACGCACCACCTACGTTGTCACCAATACCAAGGCGGATATTCCACCTGAAGCCGAAGTCGTTATCCTGAGTTACGACATGCTCGCCAATGCCCAAGTCAGGAACAAACTCCTAGACTTGGAATTTGACGTTCTTATCGCTGACGAAGCCCAAGCAGCCAAGAACCGAACCGCACTTCGCACCAAGGCGCTTTATGGCGACCGCCTCAACGGCGCAGGCGGTGCCATCTCTACGGCCAAGCGCACTTGGATTCTGACAGGCACACCGCTTCCGAATAACGCTTCCGAAATCTATACACACTTGCGCGCACTCGCCTACGAACGCCTCCAAACCCCTGACGGGCGCATGACCTACGCTCAATACATCAGGCACTTTTGCGTGTTGGATATTCTGCATTTTGGTGGGCGCACGGTTGAGCGCATCAAAGGCAACAAAAACACGACCGAATTGAAGAAGCGACTTGCGGGTTTCTTCATCCGTCGCAAAAAAGAGGATGTGCTGACGCAGTTGCCCGCATTGCAATGGGGCACGATTGTTCTTGAGCCACCCAAGTCCGCACTCAAGGAAGTGACGGCATTGGAAAAGAGCGAAGCCATCTCAGAAGTCAAAGCAGTTTTGGCGGCGGCGGCAGCGAACCACCACAACCGCGACAACACCCTAGCCGATGACATTCTTAAGGACGCGAACAAACAGGCCCTTGCCTCGCTGCGCCGCGCTGTTGGCCTTGCAAAAGTCGTGCCAACTTGCGAGTTCATTGAAGCTGAATTAGAAAATGCGAATACAAAGATTATCCTATTCTGCTACCACCGTGAAGTCATTGCGCAAATGGCGGAGAAGTTGAAAGGCCACAAACCCGTCGTCATTACCGGCGATACGGCACGCAACGCACGGCAGAAGGCGATTGACGACTTCCAAGGCGACCCACATACCCGCATCTTTATTGGGCAGATTACCGCCACCAACTCTGCGATTACATTGACGGCGAGCGACAATGTTCTGATTATGGAACCTTCGTGGACTCCTGCTGAAAACGTCCAGGCTGCGGCGCGGGCGCACCGCATCGGCCAAAAAAGTTCTAGCGTCCTCGCCCGCTACGTGGTATTGGCGGGATCAGTTGATGAGGATTTGACGCGCGTTCTGATTCGCAAGTCAAAGCAAATCAGCGAAATCATGATCTAGGAGACAACATGGACCGCAACGAAGCCATTGCCCATATCGCAGAAGCAGCGATTGCGGGCATCACAATCATTTCCGAAAACGCGATCAAGCTGCTAGACGGCGGTAGTTTCGCGGAAGCCATTGCGGCGACGGCCACGGAAGCAAGCACGATGCAGACTGTGGCCTCTACGGGCGAGAAGCGCCCGCGTGGTAGGCCGCGCAAGGCCGAAGGGCCTGCGCCTGAGATTACGCCTACCCCTGAGCCTGAGCCTGAGCCTGAGCCAACCACCGAGGTTGTTGCCCATAACGAGGAAACCGCTATCGAGGCGGATGAGATGGACGTTTACCACGCCGACAAGTTCGATGTGGAGGAGCGCGCTTTCCCGGTCTATCCTGATTCGTGGTTCGCGGAGAACCTTGAGGAAGCCCGCAACCATTGCCGCGCCCTGCTGTCTGCCCGCATGGCTGAGATCGGCCCTGACGAAACGCGCAAGGAAGTCCTGACCACGACGCAGAAGGGCCGCGTGTCTGACTTCGATGCCGAGGCGTGCGCCAAGTTCTACCGGGCCATCACGCGGGCTATCGTCAATGTCTAATCTGCCTGCACACGCCGACCGCGCCCATGCTTCTTTGGGCGCGAGTTCGGCGTCTCGGTGGATCGCCTGTCCTGGCTCTGTGCGTCTGTCCGAGGGTATGCCCAACATATCCACAGACTACGCGCGTGAGGGCACGGCGGCGCATGAATTGGCGGAGATGTGCCTTCGCCAAAACAAACCCGCTACGGCCTTCTTAGGGCAGGAGATTGAAGGCTTTGAAGTCACGGAGGACATGGCCGAGGCGGTTCAGGTCTACGTTGATGCGGTGTTGGACGAGGCAGAAGGCAACACGCTTTTCATCGAGCAGCGGTTTAACCTTCAAGCCCTGAACCCTCCTGTCCCGATGTTCGGCACGGCGGATGCCGTGATCTGGAATGAGGACGAAAAGCGCCTGACCGTCATGGACTTGAAGTATGGTGCGGGCGTGCCCGTGAAGGTGGAAAACTCCCCGCAGCTTTCTTACTACGCCCTAGGTGCCATGTTGGCGATGGAGGCGGAGCGCAACATCTTCCCGACTCGCGTTCGCATGGTCATCGTGCAGCCCCGCTACCGCCATCCTGACGGCTACGTGAGGCAGTTCGAGATTGATGCCTACTCGCTTCGCGTCGAGTTCGCGGATGACCTTCTCGCCGCCGCACACCGCACACAGGAAGCCGATGCTCCACTTTCTCCGGGCGACCATTGTCGTTTCTGTCTTGCGCAGGCCAAGTGCCCCAAACTGCATGAGCAGGCTGTGGCGTTGGCTCAGGCGGAGTTTGACGACAATTTCCTCCCGCCTGAACCGGAAAGCCTGAGCGAAGCGCAGATTGGCGACATTCTCGCCAAGGCTGACTTGTTCAAGGGATGGATCAACTCGGTCCAGGCATACGCGCAGCGCAAATTGGAGAACGGGGGCCACGTCCCCGGCTACAAACTTGTCGCCAAGCGGGCACAACGCAAGTGGCAGACAGAGGAAGACGCGATTGACCTTCTCACGTCCATGGGGCTTGAGGACGATGACATCTTCACGCGCAAACTGATTTCGCCTGCCCAAGCCGAAGAAAAACTTGGGAAGAAGAAGGCGATTAAGGATAGACTGGCGGAAGCCGTTGTGGCAGTATCGTCAGGCAACACCATCGCACCGCTTTCCGATAAGCGGCCTGCGGTTGTGTTGCAGATCGGGGATGAGTTTGACTCCGTTCCCGCGCTTGACGGCTTCACCAACTTCGAGTGAGATTTTGCCCCTCTTTTGAAAAACACTGTGGCTGGGCAATGGCGTGCGACATGAGGGGCAAAATGCACGCTAACCCGGCTCCTAGGATGTGACATGAGCGAGACCAACGTCGTTACCCCCAAGGCCCGACTTGCTTTCCCGGCGCTTTTCGAGCCTCGCGGCTTCAACGGCAACACCCCGAAGTATTCCTGCGTGCTTGTTTTCGACAAGGCCGCACAGGAGACGGCGGAATACCAGAACATGAAGAAGGCGGCGAGTGCTGCCGCCAAGGCCAAGTTTGGCGACAAGCCGCCCAAGAACATGCGTAACCCGTTCCGCCCTGGCTCCGACAAGGAAGGCACGGCGGGTTTCGATGACGATTGCGTGTTCATCACCATCAGCAGCAAGAAGCAGCCAAAGGTTGTGGACCGCAAGAAGGTGGACGGCAAGTTTCCGATCATCACCGACGAGGATCGCCTGTATCCGGGTTGCTTCGTGCGCGCGAGCATCAACGCTTTCGCATATGACAACAGCGGCAACAAGGGCGTGAGCTTCGGCCTGAACAACGTGCAGTTCGTTGACGATGGCGAGCGTATCGCTACCGGCGGCGGTCGCAGCGCGGATAACGACTTCGATGACGTTCCTGGCGATAACGTCAGCGAAGGCAACGCTTCCGACCTGTTCTGAGGCAGAGAAGGAGGCGGGGCAACCCGCCTTCTTTTTGCACCATGCCCATCTACCACATAGACTACGAAACCAAATCCACCGCCAACCTTAAATTGGTTGGCGTGTATCGCTACGCCGAACACCCTACCACCGACATTCTTTGCATGGCGTATGCGAAGGACGATGACCCTGTGCAACTGTGGACGCCACATCTGCCCTGGCCTGAAGAACTGAACGAGCATATCAGGCAGGGCCATCCCATCTACGCGCACAACGCCCAATTCGAGCGCCTGATTACCAAGAACATCGCCGTGCCGCGCTACGGCTGCGCCCCTGTGGCGTTGGGGCAATGGTTCTGCACGGCGGCCATGGCCGCAGCCATGGCGGTCCCACGGTCACTGGAAGGCGTTGGCGAGGCGCTTGACTTGGAAATCAAGAAGGACATGGAAGGTAGTCGGCATATGCTGAAGATGACGAAGCCGAGGAAAGGGAAGAAGTCAGCGTGAGCGACGAAGATGACGACGACTTCGGCCACATCCGCTGGTGGGATGATTATGAAATCACAGGCAAGACCGAAGCCTCGCGCGAACGCCAAAGCCAAATATACTTCGACCGCCTCAACAAACTCTACGAATATTGCAAGACCGACGTTGAGGCGGAGCGCCTAGCCGAAAAGAAACTCTACCCCCTCATACCTTCTGAGCGGGAAGTCTATCTGCTTGACCAACGCATCAACGACCGTGGCATTGGCGTTGACCTAGAGACAGCACGCTTGGCGCTAGGGCTTGTGGAGCAAGGCGCGTCCCGCCTCAACGCGCGCCTTGTCCAGATTACAAATGGCCTTGTCACGTCACTCAGCCAACGCGATAAGTTGGTTCGGTGGTTTGCCTCCAAAGGCTGCCACTTCCCTAGCCTTGATAAGCAAGGCGTCACCAACGCGCTTAAGGACAAGACCCTCCCTACCGAAGTCAGGGAAGTCCTGTATCTGCGCCAGATCGGCGCCAAGTCCTCTACCAAGAAACTCCAAGCCATCCTGAACATGGCGGATGCCGAAGGGCGCATCCACGGCAACCTGCTTTACCACGGCGCCTCTACAGGCCGCTTCGCGGGCAAGGGCGTGCAGTTGCAAAACCTGCCCCGCCCCGAATTGCTCAAAGAACCAGAGGACGCCATCCCCTATATCCACCGTGGCAACATAGACGAAATCGAGTTGTGCTACGGTCCCGTGCAGACTGTTGTGGCCGATGTGATTCGCAGCCTCATCCAAGCAGGCCCCGGAAAAGTCCTTTACGCGGCAGACTTCGCGGCCATTGAGGCCCGTGTGCTGGCGTGGATTGCGGGGCAAGATAGCCTCGTAAAGCAGTTTGCCGATGGCGATGATATTTACTGCAATTTTGGAAGTATCATCTACAATAAACCTATCAACAAGAAGCAACATCCCCGTGAGCGCCAAGTAGCCAAAGCGGCCGTATTGGGTCTTGGCTACGCCATGGGTGCGCCAAAGTTCGCATTGACTTGCGCCAAGGATCAAATCTTCTTGGAAGAAGAAGAATACAAGCGCGTCGTTACTTTGTATCGTGAAACCTATAGCCACATCCCAAAACTGTGGTATGCTTTGGAGCGTGCGGCCATCAAGGCTATCAACAACCCCACCAAGGTTGTCACGCTTCGCAACATGAAGTTCAGGATGCGAGACGACAACTTGCGCTTGCTTCTCCCCTCGGGCCGCGCGCTCAACTATCCAAAGGCCAAGGTCGAAGCGGTCAAGACGCCTTGGGGCGAGACGAAGCAAGGCGTTGTGATTGGTGCAGTGAATGCCCTGACGCGCAAGTGGGAACGCACCGTGGTCAGCCCAGGCACGTTCACAGAGAACGTGGTGCAGGCCGTGTCGCGCGACCTGATGGTGGAGTCCATGTTCCGACTGGAGCGGCACAATTACCCGGTCGTGCTGACAGTTCACGATGAGGTCGTTTCTGAGGTTGACGAAGGCTACGGAGACGTGGCAGAGTATGAAGCGTTGGTAGCGGCCACGCCCGAATGGGCGGCGGGGCTGCCAGTAAAGGCAGAAGGCTGGTCAGGCAAAAGGTATAGGAAGTAAAAATGCCCGGAACACTTATCTACAAGAAGTTCATCACCAAGAACAATGTGCTTGAAGGCTTCCCCACAACGATCTTTCTCTTTGGCGATAATATGCGTCGCCAAGGCTACGGTGGTCAGGCAGCGACCATGCGCGGCCACCCCAACAGCTTCGGCGTGCCTACAAAGTGGGCACCAGATATGACGACTGCATCTTTTTTCACCAATGCGGATTTTGATGCTGTGCGAGACCACATCATCTTTCCGTTCATGATCTGCTTTGGCTGGCTTACCAGAGGAGAAACGGTCGTCATTCCCGCAGACGGCCTCGGCACCGGACTAGCCGAATTGCCTACGCGGGCGCCAAAGATTTTTGCTTTTGTTGAAGCGAACATCAAGGCACTTACCAACCACGCTGAAACCGTCAACCACGAGGACTAAGAACCATGAGCGATATCGGCCACAACTCCATCGCCTCTGATCGTCTGCTTTCGATCATTGAGCGTATCGAAAACCTCAATACCGAGAAGAAGGAAATCCAGTCCGCCATCTCGGATATTATGGCGGAAGCCAAGGGCGCGGGCTTCAACCCCAAGGTCATCCGCGAAATCATCAAGATGCGCGCGGAAGATGCTGCGGAACGTGAGGAGCGCGAACTTATCCGCGATACCTACCTCAAGGCGCTCGGGATGTATTAACCACTATGCTCGGTTGTGCCGTCGCGCTTGTTCTACTTATGGACGTAAGCGCCAGCGTCAGCGAAGCTGAATGGGTAAAGCAGCGCGACGGCACGGCTGAGGCGTTCAGTCACCCCACCATACAACGCACGATTGAAAACCTTGACGGCGGTATCGCTGTCAAGGTTTTGGCGTTTGGGGGCAAGGCAGAAGTCGTGGTGCCGTGGCACACGGTCAAATCAACCGAACAGGCTGATAGCCTATCCGCCAAAATCAAAAACGTGCCTCGCCGGGTTCAAATCGCCACGGAGATTGGCGTGGCGTTGGACACGGCTTCTAGCCACTTCGCCACGGCGCCATGTGCGCCTGAGCGCAAGGTTATCGACATATCCACGGACGGTATCGCCAGCAAAATCCCGACGCAGGAAGCACGCGATAGGGCGCAGAAAGCCCAAATCACGGTGAACGCGATTGGCGTTGGCCTCAATGCTGAAATCGAAGCCTTCTTGCGTGACCACACCATAACCGAAGATGGCTTTGCGGTTATCTCGGAAGGCTGGGATGACTTTGCTTTAGCGATACGTCGTAAGATCATAAGGGAAATTGTTGGGCCGACGATCATCTATTGGCCCCGCACCTAAGTCAAGGCGTTGCTAAATACTACCCCACCACGCTATTGCCGTCCTTGGCGCAACTCTGCCTAGGAGGCAATACGTGGCAGTTCCCCGACCGACAAAGGCCGAGAAACGTCAAGCCCGCAAGGTCACAAAGACGAAACCTAAAACCACTGCAACCCAATCGGAAGCATCGCTTCCACCACTTACCGCCAAGAACCTTTCCCAATCGCGGTATCTCTCTGGTATTCAAAAATTCCAGCAAATATTTGCCCTCGGCCCTGCTGGCGCAGGCAAGACATACATCGCCACCCACTACGCCGTAAAAGAAATCATCGAAGAACGCTGCAAGAAGTTTATTGTGGCACGGCCCATGATTTCTTCTGATAAGAGCGAGAATATTGGTTTTCTCCCTGGCGACTTGAACATGAAGTTCACGCCGTGGGCCATCCCTATTCTCGATGTGATTGAGCGCCTTGTCGGCAAGGTGCGCGCCCAAGAATGGCTCCGCAAAGGCATTGTGGAGTTTGCCCCTTTCCAGTTCATGCGTGGGCGGACGTTTGGCGAAGATACGATTGTGCTTCTAGATGAGGCGCAGAATTGTACCATCGAACAGTTGCGGCTTTTTGTAACCCGCCTCGGTGATTGCAAAGCAATCATTTCGGGCGACCCACAACAGGTTGATATCAGAAACTCGGGGCTTGAGCGGCTTGTTGCCATGGCGCAGAAGAACAGGATCGAAGTGTCGATCTGCACCTTTAGGCCAAGCGACATCGTGAGAAGCAAAATCTGTCAGGAATGGGTAGAAGCATTTTCTCTTGACACAGAGGCCGAAACGGAACATAGCATTAACTTCTTATCGCGGCCTGCGCCAAACGCGCTTTTTGAGAACATGCAACTTTATGAAGCTGATTAGTCAGAACAATGGCGCGGCACAATAAACCCGCGCCTGAGATTGGATTCTGGACTGAACGTGACTTACGCCAAGCCCGTGATTGGAAGGCGGCGGGGTTCAGCCTAACGGACATTGCCAAAGCCCTGAACAGGGACGCGGACCATGTGAGAATTAAATGGGAGTTGGATGCGTTTTCCTTAGAAATAAAACCAAAAATTACAAAAACCTGTTTGTCTTGTTCCCGACTCTTTGATAGTGTCGGGTCGCATAATCGCATTTGCGATCCATGCAAGGTCAAGCGAGCAACGAACGTGTCAGTGATCGAGGAATATGGAACATGACTATCCCGCTGAAGCAATGGATTGACATTGGCGAGCGCCCCCGGCATGTTGCCCCTTTGATGTGGCGCACATACCCCATGTCGCCATTTACTGTTGGTGAAGCACGCGATTTGGCGCAGGAAAACAAGATCATCATGATGCACCGGCACGAGCCAAATCGCGTCGTGATGCAGGTTTGGATTCCAGGCACAGTCAAGAGCATTTATGGTCGGGAGTAAGTAGGATGCAGTTACCTACTGTCAAACTTCGCAACAAGCGAACAGGGCAGCTTAAAATCGTCAATCAGACGAAGTATGCGGACAATATCAGTCAGTGGTCTGATTGGTCGATTGTCTCCATGCGTGGTGGTTCGGCACCAGATGCTCTTGTCGCTCTAGAACGCGAACAGGAGCGTATCGAGGAAGCGCGCAAGCACAAGCCATCTTCGCCTGCGTATGCTGACCCCCAGCGCGCTTTTGAGGCGCGGTCTGGCGCTGAAATCACGACCGCATATGCGGATGAGAAAGAGTATACGAGCGCGGTTCTTGATCCCGTAGACGCACCTCCGATCCCCGAGATTGAGGAACGTGAAGTGCCTGTGATCGGCGGTAGTCAGACCGTAAAGGTCCGCAACAAGCCGGGCCGCAAACCAAAGACTTTGGAAGATGAGGTTCTGTGATGCGTGTATCCGTTGATGCGTTCGCCCTGAACGCGCTGTGCGAAGAGGCTCATCATCTTCTCCAGTTTCGAGAGTTGGTCAGCCGCGTTCGATCCTCTGTCAATGCCATTGAAGAAGTGGCAACGGCGGAGGAAGAACCCGTAGTGGATGTTGCAGAAAGCGACGCCCAAGAAGAACACGACCTGTAAAACCGATCAAGAAGGACGACTTGTGAAGTATGTAGCGGTAACGTCTTTTAGCCAAGACGGATACGAAAAGTATGGGCGCAACATGATTGCGTCTTTCATGGAAAACCCTATCCCGGATTGTCAGTTGTGGGTCTATTCGGACTCGCTTCTTCTACACGATACGCCTGAAACTGATTTGGTGCATTTCTTTATGCTGGATGAAGAAATGCCGTCTCAGGTGGATTTCGAGCTTCGGCACAATTCCCCGGTCTGTCACGGCAAGTTCGGCAAGTATTATGACTACAGGTTTGACGCGGTGCGGTTCTCGCACAAACCGGCGACGCTCGCTGCGGCAGCGAACAAGATTGACTTTCTTGAGGTGGACCAAAAGCCGGAAGTGTTGATTTGGTTCGATGGCGATACCTTGTTCAAGAAGCCTATTCCCCATGACTTCTTGGGCGACCGCTTCCCGATTTGGGCGCATGTGGGGCACTTCCCCCGTAATGGCAATCACACCGAAGCCGGTGTTCTGATGTTCCGCCTTGGCGGCAACGTCACCGTGCGCGGGCTGCTTCGTATCTTCTGGCAAGTCTATGTTGAGGATCAGGTCTATCGCCTGCCTGCCTGGACGGATTGCCATGTGCTAGATGCGCTGATTGCTGGGGGCATGAAGGAAGGTAACATCCGTGCCGTGAACTTGGGTGACGACCTATCATTTGGAACGTCCCACCCCATCGTCAATTCTGTTTGGCGTGAGTATATCGACCATCTGAAGGGCGACCGCAAAGACAGTGGCGCTTCCTACCCAACCGACGTAACGGTGCAAGCATAATGTCTGATATCAAGTTTGTTGCCGGTGTTTGGATTCCAAGCACCGAAGAACATCTGCTGCCTTTCCTCAACCAATCTGCACGCAAGAGTGCGACCGGCGAAGGGAGTTACCAGCTTCATACCCTTGCCGCTTTTGTGAATTTCGTCCCGCCAAACCGACGACGATTGGTGGCAGACGTTGGGGCGAATGTTGGGCTTTGGTCCCTGCACTTCAGCAAGGCGTTTGACCGCGTGGTTGGCTATGAACCGATCAAGGTCAATCAGAAGTGCTTTATGCTGAACACCATCAATCATCCTTCTCGCCCCACCAAGAACGTGGAACTGCGCCCCTATGCAGTTGGCGCTGAGAAGGGAGAGGTCATCATCGAATATAAGCCCGACACCACATCGGGAACGCGGGTTGCGTCTTCTGACAAGGCGAAGTGGGCGAGCGAAGCGGAGCATTACCCGGTCGAAGTCATCACCCTTGATAGCGAAAATCTTGATTGCCTAGACGCGCTCAAGATTGACGTAGAAGGCTATGAGTATCAGGTCATCAAGGGTGCGGAAGAAACAATCCGCAAGTTCAAGCCGATCATCTGCATTGAGCAGAAGCCTTGGGATGGTTTTGAGTGGGGACAATATGACGCGGTGGAGTTGCTTATTTCTTGGGGTGCGAAGCCTGTAAACCGCGTTGTTGATGATTTCATCCTAGCGTGGGATTAAAGCCATGGTCACTGTCTACATGGGTTATGACAGCCGAGAAGAGGAAGCCTACGAAGTTGCGGAGTTCAGCCTGAAACGCCGCGCTTCGATCCCGGTCACCGTTGTCCCGATCAAGATTGACGAGATGCGCGACAAGGGTTTGATGTGGCGCAAGACTGAGACGCGCGATGGGAGGCTATGGGATACGATTTCAGACGCACCCCAAGCCACGGAATTTGCTATTTCCCGGTTTCTTACTCCTGTTCTGCACCGGGCCAAATATGGATACTCGGGCTGGGCGTTGTTTGTCGATTGCGACGTGTTGTTCTTGGATGACATCGCCAATCTGTTCAACTCGCTTGACAGCAAGTATGCGGTTATGTGCGTCAAGCACAATTACACCCCGTCCTCAATGCTGAAAATGGACGGGCAAGTGCAGACGCACTACAACTTCAAGAATTGGTCGTCCGTGATGGCGTTCAACTGCAATCACTTCGCCAATGACGCTTTGGATATCCGCGTTATCAATTCTGTTCCTGGCCGAGACTTGCATAGTTTCTGCTGGATTGCGGATAAGGAGAATCACATTGGCGCCCTGGCGCCAGAGTGGAATGCCTTGATTGGCGAACCCGGCCACGACATTGCAACCGCCAAGATCGCACACTATACGCTAGGCGGTCCTTGGATGGGCAATGCTATCTCGCCCGAAGCGGATGCGGTGTGGCTTGCGGAACGGGATGCCTTTCTAAAGTCCAAGACTATTTGATATAAGGCATCCATTCGAGGGGGCCTATAGGCATGGCACTTATTCTTGAGGATGGATCAGCTAAGGTTGATTCTCAGACGTATGTGACGGGGCAGGACGTTGCCGCGTATGCCCGCTTGTATGGCCTCGCCCCTCCCGTGTCTGCGGATAGCGACATCATGAAGGCGATGCGTTATCTTGAAGGTGCATACTACAGCCGATGGATTGGCGTTAAGCGCACCGAGGAACAGGCCCTTTCCTGGCCTCGCGCTTACGCTGTCCGCCGCGATGGTTGGACCGTGGAGGAAAGCGAAATCCCCAAGGAAGTCAAAGACGCGGTATGCGCTTTGGCGCTGCGGTCTCGAAGTGGGGACAATCTAATACCGGATTTGACTCGAAGTGATTCGGTCCTAGAAGAACAGATCGGCCCCATCCGTGTAAAGTATGCGCAGAACGCACGGACCATTCCAATCTATCGCGATATTGAGTTTATCCTGACGCCTATCGTCACTTCACTCGGGTTCCCACGTATCATACGCACATGACCACATCACTTTTTGAACGGCTACGCGACGGCGCAGGACTTCGGCTTCTTCAGAAGTATGGTGACGTGTTTCGCGTCACAAAGCGAGGCGATCAGGTCTATAACCCGTCCACGGGTTCTGTCACCACAAGCACGGCGACACAAGACATCCGGGGCAAGTCGTTTTCGCGGGATAGCCAGTTCGACGTTCCTGAATTGGCGGAGACGGCAGAGATTGAAGTCTACCTGACTGCAAGTGGTTTGACCTTCGCCCCACAACCCGGCATGACAATCGGCTCCCCGCCGACTACGGCTCTGCCTTACAAGATTACGCGGGTGCAGCCAATACCTGAAAGTGGCGTGGTCGTCATGTATCGCGTGATTGCACAACGATGACATTCGCTGAGCAAGTTGCCAAATTTGCTCAAAGGACTGAACGGCGCCTTGCGAAAACGGTATCTGGCGCAGCGACGAAACTCGCGTCGAATATCGTTATGGGGACGCCGATTGATTTGCCGAGCGGACCTGCGGGGCCTTCTCGGCCCCCTTGGCATGACCCGGAGACCATTGGTCGCGCACGTGGCGGATGGGTAGCAGGGTTCAACCCGAACCTAGTATCACCAACAGGACGGCTAGACCCATCAGGGCAATCGACTTCGCGGGATGTGGGACTGGTCTATGCCACTTACTCCCCCCGCACCCACACAACGCTGTATCTAGTCAATACGGTTGAGTATATCGGCAAACTCGAATTTGGCGGATACGAGTTTGCCAATCCGAATAAAACGCTCCCTTCAGGCAAAATCTCTTTCCAAGCGCCGTACGGCATGATGCACGTCAACGCAAAGGCGTGGCCGTCACTCGTCTCCAACGCCGCACGAGTTTCGAGGACAGTCCGATGAGCCTACTCGCTATTCGTAATGCCCTCAACGCTCGCCTCAATTCACTATCTGCGCTTCCTAGTGTGGCGTGGGAAAACATCGCCTTCACGCCCAAGACAAATGAAACTCATATCCGAGTCAATTTCCTACCAGGGGCGACACGCGCGGCAGCGAATCACAAAAGCGCCATGGACTTTGAGAGCGGCCTCTATCAGTTGGATATCTACGCGCCACAGGACCAAGGCCCGAATACGGCTTCGACTTTGGCGGAGCGGATCAGACAGCACTTTAGCCGTGGGTTGGTGCTGACGAATAGCGGCATCTCCGTGAACATTGAAGCGACGCCCAGCATGGTCGTAGCAGACCGTGAAGGGCCATTTTGGCGTATCCGTCTCACCGTTCCTTGGTTCTCCTACGTGCCCACCACGTAAAGGGCGTTACATTGACTTAGCCCGTTTTGTTGGATTATAGGTGGTAGCGCATTGACTTTTTGCGGCGAATAAGATTGCCGCCTTAATCGCTAGGAGAAAATTATGAGCGGCACTATTGCAGTTGGTGGCCTTACAGAAATCGGCTATGTAGCGGAAGCAGTTTTCGGGTCCACCCCCGTCAGTTCCACTTTTCAGCGCGTTCGCGACGTGTCCTTCTCTGTCAATCTACAGAAGGAGGCTTATCAGTCCGAGGAGCGTCGCTCTGACCGTATGCGCCAGGACGTGCGCCACGGCTATCGTTCCGTCTCCGGTGACATCGTTGGCGAGCTTTCGCAGCAGTCCTGGGATGACTTCATCGAAGCCATCTTAGGCGGCACTTGGGCGACGGGTTCTTCCGCGCCTTTTAGCAGCATCTCGGTCAACTCTGCCACCAATCGAATCACTTGCGGTTCTGCAAACTTCCCGACCGCTGGTTTCCGAGTTGGTGAAGTGTTCTCTGTCTCCGCCACTCCCGCAATCACTGGTCTAACGGATCGCTATTTCACGGCGCTCAGCGTTGGCGTTTCCACCATCGAGGTTGAACCCGGCACCATCGGCACCACGGCTACTGCTTCTGCCACCATCGCGGTCGCAGGCCGCAAGGTTGGCGTTGGCACAACTTATCGCTCCTTCACCATCGAGCGTTGGCTGTCCGACCGCAACCTATATCAGCAGTTCAAGGGCGTCCGTTTCAACCAGATGACGATTTCCGTCCCGGCATCTGGCCTTGTTGGTGTGACCTTCAGCGTGATTGGTCAAAACGGCACGGGTTTTGGCAGCACGATTGCGTCCACATATTCTACTGCGCCTCAAACCACGCCGTTCGCTGCGGTGAATGGCGAGTTGTATGAAGGTGGCTCTGTTCTCGGCCTCGTGACTGCCGCCGAAATCACGGTCAACAACAACATGGCGGGGCCGCAGGTGGTTGGCACCAACCTGACCCCGGACCTGCTATTTGGTCGATTTGCCGATATCAGCGGCACCATCACGGTTCTGTTCACCAATGCTGCGATGCACGACAAGTTCGTGACTGAGACCGAATCGACGCTGATCCTACGCCTACAGAATCAGGATACGCTCGATAGCACGACGCAATTCATCAACGTCATCCTGCCTCGCATCAAGTATAGCGGCGGCGACGTGGATGATAGCCCCGATACCGGCATCACTGTCACCATGCCTTTCGTGGCGCTGAAGCCGCTATCCACCAACACGGCGCAGGGCACGTCTGCTATGGTGGTGCAGCGCGGCAACGCCTAATTCACCTAGAGATTAAAAAAGAGAGGCGCCGCAAGGCGCCTCTTTTTTTGTCTTGACTTTTCTAAGGCACTCAACCAAAACATTCAAACTTCCTTTCTTATTTGACCCAGGAGGTCTTTCGCCACCATGTCACTTGACGCCCTCGCGCTTGACGTTTCAAACGCTGTTCCGGTTATCCTACTCCACCCCAAGACACGTCAGCCCCTCCGCGATGAAAACGGCAAGGAGGCTTTTATTTCTGTTGTCAGCCTTGACAGCCCGGAAGTTCAGAAGGTGCAGAAGGCCGCGCTCAACAAGCGCCTCAAGATGCGAGGACGTGTCACGCTGACGGCGGACGAGCTTGAAGCAGAGCGTGCTGAGACCCTAGTGGCCGCTACGAAGGAATGGCATCTAGTCACCCCGGATGGCAAGGCGATTGCCGCTCCGCTTTCTGAGACTGCGGCCCGCACCATCTACACCGATGCCCGCTTCGCTTGGATCAAGGAGCAGGTCAGTGAAGCCCTAGACGACCGCGCCACGTTTCTATGAGGACGGTCTTGAACTTCTAAAAGAACACGCGGAAAGGTATTTCGCGCTACATACCAAGAAAGAGGATGGCACGAGCGAAGCGGATAGCGTCGCTCGTGCCTTAACTCATCTTGCACGCAGAACTG